TCAGTATTTTTCCATGATTTCGGCTACATTTGCCTTGAGTTTCTTAGTGGCGTGGGTATAAATTTGGGTTGTTGTCTTAGCATCTGCATGCCCTACACGGTCCATGATAGCTTTCAAGGGAACTCTGTTTTCTGCTAGACGGCTAACTAGGGTATGACGGAAGATGTGGCTGGTTAGGTTTTTCTGAATTGGCTTCTCAAGTCTCTCATTAGCTTTCTTCAAGGCTAGATTGAAAGAGTTGGTCTGGATTGGAACACCATTCTTAGTCGTGAAGATATAGCCCATGTCCTTGTACCGTGGATTGGTATTTTTTTCTAGCTCATTCATGAATTCCAATTCCTCTATAATTTCCATTTCCCGTTTGGTCATGAATGTTTCACGATAGGAAGCGTTGGTTTTTGGGGTCGTTTTCTCACCGTTACGATAGCCTTCAGTATGGTCGTAGGTACCGTGTAATTGTAAAATCTTGGTCTCAAAATCACGGTTTTCTGGCTCAAGGCTGACAGCTTCGCCGATACGGCAGCCGTTTAGGCTCATAAATTCAGCCAGTAATGCAGTTCGGTATGTGCTCGGTCGCCTGAATAATTCTTTCAGTAGGGGCTTAATTTCATCTTCCTCAAGATATTTTTCTTCAATCTTTTTCCAGTCTTCCAAGGTCTTTTTTATCCGTGGAAGTTTGGCACGTCTAGCAGGATTGTCTTTGATGATGTCCAGGTCGACTGCATAATCAAAAGCAAGGTTGAGCATGGACTTGTTCCGTTCTTTCTTATTTCTGGAACAGTCCAGGTTGTCCAAGTAATTCTGGACGTATTTGGGGTCGATATTGACAACCTTAATGTCAATTCCAAAACTCTCTCTAATATCCCTTATATTGCCCCTCAGAGAAGCGATAGAGGTCCGTTTGATTTCTTTCTGGTAGAAAGTCCACCATTGATCGAATAAATCAGTAAATAGCATTTCAGAGCTTTTCAGCTTACTGAGGATGTCCGCTATCTTTGCATCCAGTATTTTCTGGGCCTCTTTTCTGATCCGTGGAGTATCTTTCTCCATCAATACAGATGTTCGTTTCCACTTTTGAGTATATGGATCTTTGTATCTTTCAACAAAATTCACTTTTCCGGATTTATGTGCTTCTGTCCACATTGTTTTTACCTCATTTCTGTGTTAAAATGGGTATAGTAAAGAGGCCTCCTGAAATGGTGGTTTCTAAACTATACTTGCTAAGTTCTACACTCAAATTTTGGCGAAGGAGAGTGTAGGACTTTTTTTTATTTATATAAACTTTCAATTAACTGAATACCAGCTGGGCTGAAATAATTTTTGAGTTCAAGAATTTTTTCTTTTCCTTCATTTTGGAAAGTATTGTGATAACGATTGATGAAATTTATTTCTTCTTCATCAAGACCTTTTACCATTACTTGCAAAGCATGGGCCATTGATTCAGAATTGAATGAAGGATTGTTTGCATAGGTCCTTGAGAAATTTGTGACCTCATTTAGATTGACAGCAATTTTTTTGACTGTTGAGATATATTCCCCTGGATCAAGTGTTGTTTTGAGAGTCGGTTCCAATTCAGCAACTTCTTCAAGTAATCTTTGCATTTTATTTCCATCTGAAATAGTTTCTGCAACACTTATCTTTTCTTTGGCTGTAATAGTGATATTACCGTTGGTATCGGACTTTTTGAACAAAGCAGTAATGGCTACAAACATTCCGACAATAATAGGTATTCCAGTCCAGCAGAACAAAAGGCACAACTTTCCGTTCTTCTTTTGACCTGAATAGAAATATTGAAGCCCAAAACCACCCAGAAAAAAGGCTAAAGCAATATAAGTCCATTTATTGCATGAGTATGTTACCATCCTATACGATTGTACAAATGCTGGCTGTTGAACTTGTCTCGTGACTGCTTTTTTCTTTCTGCTGCCTGATTTTTTTAAGCTCTTCAATGGATCAACAGTAGTCTTGCTATATACCTTATTATAGACAGCTTTTTTAGGATTGTTTATCAATCCCATTCCCTTCTTGCCGTATAGTGGATTTACAGCCTTCTTCATTTGCCTCTTGAGCTTTCCAGTTGTTCTTGCCTTTAAGCTCTTTTTGAGGCTTGGTGTTCGCAATCCTATTTTCATTATTTTGTTACCTCCAAGAATTTATTAAGTTTAGGGGCATTAAAAATCTGTTGACCACCTTTACGATAATCCAGGACAAATTTAAGTGAATAGCTTTGACTATATCCGACAGTGTGCGTTAAGAAATCCATCAGTCGATTATGTAGTGCAGGACTGCTGATATATGTTTCATTTTGCAAATCTAAGAATGTCATCTTACTTCGAAAAGCCTTACTTAGTCGTTCATCTGATAAGTAGAGTATGGATGCCACAGTGTCAGCTTCCTGCTCCAAAGCTAGTAACTCGGGAGGGTAATTTCCAACCATTTTGTCCGTGGCCAGCGAAAGATAGATACTGTCACTCTGTCTTTGTTCTAGATGACAGAAGATATGGCTGAGTTCGTGAAGAATAGTAAAGATAATTCTTCCCTTTGTAGCTTTTCGCTGACTAATAGAAACAACGAAGCGGTTCCTTTCCATATCTGGGTAGGTCATTCCTGCGCAATTATCGCAAAGGTAGCGTTCCTGATATGAGAAAATCTGGTTTTTGACCAAATTCTTGTATCTGATTTCTTTGTTTGTTGGAATTGCTGGCGGTAATTCTGGATATTGGGCACCAAACTCATCAAAATCGTAAAAATTGAAGATGATTGGATAGTTTTCTTCAAAGTAGGAAATGATATTTGTATGAGTTAGATCAGCCAAAGGTTTTTCAAAATATCTAGCAGCCTTATTTAGAATTTGGTAGGCTGTTTCTTTGTATTTGAGAAATTCTTGACGTGTTAGTCTTTGTTTCAATATACATCACCTACTCCCAGTTCGAATCATCTTCAATCAATGCTCTAGCAGTATTCATTAGCCCTTTTAAAGCAGTAGTAAATTTGATTACATCTGCTTCAGACATCCCACTTGTTTCTTTTCGGAACATAACAAGTGCTTGCTCTTCCAGCGGATTAGCAGCAGGAGCCTGACCTTCTTGAGCAATGTTTGGATTATTTGTTCTACCTAACAAGTAATCTGTACTAACATTGAAATAGTCAGCAATTTCAGCAATTCTTTCAGCGTTTGGCTTTTGGGTTTTCAACTTATAGAGTGTATTTCGGCTATAACCTAAAGTTTCTTCGAGTTGAATGAGTGTAATTCCACGCTGTTTACATAATTCTTTTATTTTTTCGAACGTTGGAAACATTGATTTATCAACCTTTCTAAGGCATGACAAAAAATATTTCAACTTTTTGGGTGAAAGTTGTTGACAATTCAACCAAATGGGTGTATTATATTTTTTGTAAGCAAGAGATAACTAAAAAAACAACTAAGCAAACAACTAAAAAACAGTTTTGGCGAACGGGTTTAAGTTGATTTGTTAAGGTTATTTAATATGCTTTAATTCTAACCTTTTAGGTGTAAGATGTCAAGCAGTTATATACTAAAAAGTTGAAATAATAGTTGTTTCTTGTTTACAGATTTTGAAGAAGGAGGGACAAATATGCCTGATATTGCTAATGGACGTGAAAAAGTTGTTTCTTTTCTTAAGGAAAAGGGCATCAAAAAAGTCACTTTGGCAGTAGCCTATGGCTACAAACGACAAGAAGTGACTAATATTCTGAATGGGACAACAAAAGGTCCGAGAGCAAATAGTTTCATTCTTCAGGTCATTGAAGATTATGGAATTGAATAAAGAAAAGGAACTGACAGTGTCAGCCCCTTATCAAAAATTCTACTTACATTATATCACAGAGAGGTAAGAAATGCCAAAAGCTGAATTAGTTTACAGACCAGCTAAGCAATCTGAAAAGGCAGAAGCTGGTGACTACGAGCACCTTTGTCAAATTTGGGAAGGTTTAACAGTCGGAACGGCTAAAGTTTGGGCGGCAGAAATGCGTGAGCATCCGGACTTCAGACAATACATTGAAAATCCAACTCACAGAATTGTCTTTATTAACTACGAAGGTTTCCGATTGTTTATCAAGTGGAAAAGTCGCAATCGATTCAGACCGAAAAAAGAAACGCTGGCAGAAATGCTTGAAAATATCAAACGAGAAAAACAGTTAGGAGCGTAGAATGACAGAATCTATTTTTACAGCCATAGGAGCATGTGCAGTATTTGCCATTCCGTGCGTAGTGGTTGCAGCGATTGATTACAGGAATGCGGAAAAACGACGCAAGGAACGTGAAGCGGAATTACTTAGAGAGCAACTGACAGCCCTAGCTTGTGAACGTGCAGTTGAAGCAGATAGACAAGCTTGGAAAAACAGAGTTAAACAGTCGCTAGCAAACTGGGAGCCGATTGAATGGCCAGATGTTCGCAAGCCTAGAAAGTGGGGCAGACATGCTTAGTAAGTTGTTTAGAACAAAACAAGTTGACAGCTATGGCATTGACCTACCAACTAAGACAATTGATCGACTTGAGCGTGAAAATGCCATTCTTCGTGGCATGGTAAATGATCTTGATAAAGAAAATTGCGAATACAGACGAGTCAATCAACAGTTGGTTGATGAAAATGCACGATTACAACGTATCGCAGAAAAAGAAGAAATTTTAGGAGGTGCCTATGGTTAGAAATAAAATGTCAAACCTAGCCGATACCTTATTCGCTCAATTGGAATATTTGGATGATAGGGAACTCTCGCAAAATGAACTGCAAATCGAAATTGAACGGTCCAAAGCCATGGTTTCAGTGGCTAGTCAAATTGTGTCGGTTGGCAAATTGGCTATTGAAGCTGAAAAATTAAAACAGGAAGCAGGTATTGAACATGCCCCAATCGCTTTGCTGGAAGGATGAATATACTGTTTATATGTATGAAATTTGTCCTGGTCGATTAACGCCAGAAGTTACCGAAATGCTAAATGCGAAGTTCGGAACCAGCTACTCAAAGTCTCAAATAGCAGGTGTCAGAAAACGGCTAGGTTTGCCAGTCGGAAAAGTATTTAAAAAGAAGTTACTGAACTACGAGCAGCATCAATATTTCTTAAATAATCATCAAGGTAAGATGGCTCATATCTTCGCCAAGGAAATGAATAAGAAATTCGGTCTAAACCTAACTGTTCAACAAATTAAAAGCTACCGTAATAATAATAATTTACACAGTGGGTTGACAGGTCACTTTAAAAAGGGACATATCCCCGTTAATAAGGGAAAAAAGTTTCCGAACATGCCACCGAATAGTGGTCAATTTCAAAAAGGCATCAAGCTTCCAAATTGGGTGCCGGTTGGAACAATTCGATATACCACAGACGGTTATCCAAAGAGAAAAATTGCAGAACCAAATATTTGGGAACATTGCCATCGTGCTGAATGGGAAAAATACAATGGACCTATTCCGAAAGGGCACAGTATAGTATTTTTAAACGGAGACAAGACCAACTGGGACATTTCAAATCTTGCTTGTTTATCTAAGAATGAAGTCGCTAGGATGAATCAAGATGGTCTATTTTCATCTGATGCAGACTTTACTAGAGTTGGTATTGGTTATACAAAACTAAAAAATAAAATTATTGAGGTAAAAAGAAATGGCTAGTATTTATGAACTAACTGGAATCTTTAAGCAGATTGCAGAAATGGAAGGTATTGATGAAGAAACCAAGCTGGATACGCTTGAATCTATTGACTGGACGGAACAATTTGAAGAAAAGGTTGAAAACACCGTCAAGGTCATCAAGAACAAAGAAGCAGATGTGGATCAACTCAAAGAAGAAATCGACCGCTTAACCAAACGAAAAAAATCTATTGAAAATGACATCACACGACTCAAAACAGGGCTGCAAGGTGCATTTGAAATCACAGGGCATGACAAAATCAAAACATTGCTGTTTACTGTCAGCTTGGCCAATAATCAACCATCTGTGGTTGTAGATGAAGATTTGCTGCCTAAGAAATATTTTATTCAAACATTGAAACCAGACAAGACAGCTATCAAAGAGTTGCTGAAAGCTGGTAAGAAGGTCAAGGGTGCAGTGTTGCAAGAAAGTAGAAGTTTGAGGATTAGATGATGGAATTGATGAATAAAACTAGGATTACAGAATCCTTAGCAGTTGTTATCGGCCCACAGTCGGTAGATGTATTAACGACAGAAGGTTTTCAATTCGATGTTGCAATCAGATTTGTAAAAATTGATGAAACAAATCTGGACCAAGGGAATGAGCAACCGGTATTTACTCCAGAATATAAATTGGTGACTGTGGCTAAGTACAAGGAAAAACCGATCTTCGAGGACGAAGATGATCTTAAGAACTTTGAAAAACAATCCAAAGAAATAAGAACCCTATTTGCATTTGCAAAAGCGAATAAACAAAATTGGTTCAATACTGCGTTATTTGAAGGTGTCTTGACAGAGAAGGTTGGTGTTTGATGAAAATACTAGCTATTGATCCATCAAGTAACCGAATAGAGACATCAACAACCGGAATAGTCTTGCTGGATAATGCAGGTCTAGTGAGCTATTGGATTGTTCCGTTCGGTGCTAGAAATTTCAGTAAATGGTTCCGTGAAGTAGGTCGTGACTTGGAATACGATGTTGCCATCGTGGAAGAATACCAGGTACGTGACAATGATTATTCTCGCGATAACTCGGTTGCTGAAACCGTGGAAGCTGTGCAAGCGTGCTTTCCAAACGTGGAACTCGTTCGCAACGCTGGCTATGTGTCAGACATTCCTGATCAGTTACTTAGGGAGCTTGGTCTTTGGACTTTTGACAAATCACATCATCAGGATGTGAGGGCGGCGGCTCGATTGGCACTATTCTGGGCACAGCGAAAAGACATCGAGGAGGTTATTCAAGACATTGGAAATCGAATTACGCAAATGGCAAGCTGAGGCGGTGAAACGAAGTGACCGCGATTGTCCTGGTATTTTTCTGGAAGGTCTTGGCGGTCGTGGGAAAACTATCTGTGCCTTTGAGATTGCCAAGCACAAGGGTGCCAAGAAGGTCTTGGTCCTAAACAATCGACTGTCAATCCTGAATGGCTGGATTGACACTCACAACAAGCTCTACTCACAAGACTTCCAGCTGGAAGCTATGTCAGACAAGCGAATGCAGAATATCGTAGCAAACCGTGAGGTCCTGGAGTTTGATGTTTTGATTGTCGACGAGTGGCAGAATATGTCCAGCGAGGCTAACTATAAAGCTTACAAAAAAATCCGACGTGGATACTCAATTGGGCTGTCCGCAACTCCAATCAGGAAAAAAGGTCAAAACTTCTATCCGCTGGAAAAGACAATCTTTGGTCAGGCAGAGCCAAACAACAAATTTGATTGGCAGAAACAACACGGCAAGATGAAGTACGACCGTTTCAGTTACTCGAAGGAGAAGTGGGAAGATTTCCTTGACTATGAAAGTTATGTATCAGGGTTGCCAAATTTCTTCCGTTGGGAGGAGATCGAGGAAATCGAAGGGGCAGAAGAGAACAATGGCTTTGAAGTCATCTTTGAGCCAATGTGGTGCCTACCAGCAAATCCAGAAGAACTTGATCAACTTCGACGGCTGAACATCGTCGGAAAGAATGGTAAGTATGCCATGGCCAAGCAGTCATTCGGTCGCAAGACTTTCGAGAGGTATCTGACTCAGACAGGCTTTGATGTGGATTTTCCAAAGCTTAAAGCGGTTAATGCAGATACCCCAATGTTACTTCAATTAGACCTCCTCTTGGCCAGACAGTCAGAAATGTTAATTGTCAGCAAGTCCAAGCAGATCGTCGAAGTTATCTATGAGCGACATCCTGAAATTGGTATTTGGACTGGCGATAAAAAAGAAGGGCATGACAGGACCAACATGGTCGCTACTAGCCAAGTATTAGGAGTTGGGGTCGATGGCCTCCAGCACCGCTTCAAAACAATTGTAGTCCTGGATCCGTCCCAACCAAGTGACGGAGATTACGACGACTATCGGCAACTTCTTTGGCGGATTACTGGTAGCCGTCAGCAGCACGACGTTAGGGTCGTAGAATTTTATTTTTAAAACAAAAGGAGCAAAAAAATGAAAATTTCAAACAAGTTAATCGTATTGCGTGATAAAAAGAAGGGCTATTTTATGTCAGAAATCAAAAATAATCCTCATTCACTTGCAACGAAAGCAGGTTTTGTAGAAGAAATCCGTGGTGCCCTATCACTTCCATACGAGTATTATTTAAAACAAAAATCCAAAATTAAAGCTCTAGCGAAAATTCACGATTGTGAAATCATCTTGGTAGATGCTGAGTACAAACTTACTTATCCAAATGGGGAGATGTTTTCTAAAATTACTCCAAAAGAATCAAATTTATTTGATGATTTGATGGAAGCATTCAAACAACTTTAAGGAGAATACATGACAGTAAAAGAATCGCCAATATTTGCAACCCTGTGCAGTATTCAGACAGAGCTGGTTGCACCGAAAGGACAGTACAATTCTTTCGGGAAATACAACTATCGTAGTGCAGAGGATATTTTGGAGGCACTAAAACCTTTACTCAAAAAGCATGATGCATCCCTGGTATTAAATGACGATATCGAACAGATTGGGGACCGCTATTATGTTCGTGCTACAGTAACATTATTTGCCTGTGGCAGTTCTATCAGTGCTCAAGCGTCAGCAAGGGAAGAGGATACAAAGAAAGGTATGGATGGAAGTCAGATTACAGGAACCGCATCCAGTTACGCTCGTAAATATGCTTTGAACGGGTTGTTTGCCATCGATGATAACAAGGATCCTGATGCTGACGAATATGCGAACCAAACTGGTAAGCAAGCACAAGCTCAGAAACCAGCACAAAGTAAGCCTGCATCAAATCCGAAACAGAATCAGAAAGCATCTGGCAGTGTTAAGTACATCACCGGAGCCCAGGCGAAGAAGCTACGTGAAGACATCAAGAATATTGCGGAGGCTTCAGGCGGACCAGTTAATACAGTTGGAGTGTGGTTCATTGGTCAGCTGGGCGTGGATAAAATCGAAAGCATTCCAGCTAACCGCCTGCAAGAAGCACAAGATCTGATTGCAAAAACTAAGAAAGCGAAAGGGATTGAATAATGGGATATACAGAACTCGGACGAAAACGTCCAATTGTAATTCAAGGTGATATCTATGATGAAATCTTGATTTACAAACATAAAGGCGAAGTTTGGGGCGTATGCTATAAAGTCGGAGAGATTGACTGCGTTTATAATTACACAAAAAAAGACTTCTTTTACTCAAGACTTTTTGGTATGACTTTGAAAGAAATTGTTAAGAAAATCATTCAGCCATTAAAAAGAAGTGATCCAGGGAGTTTTTCAATGATTGAATGCGAATTGGTGAGAAAGGCCTTGAAGGTGGAAAAATTATGATTAACAATGTAGTACTAGTGGGTCGTATGACTCGTGATGCAGAACTTCGTTACACTCCGTCTAATCAAGCTGTTGCGACTTTTACCTTGGCTGTCAACCGCAACTTCAAAAACCAAGATGGCGAGCGTGAAGCAGATTTTATCAACTGTGTCATTTGGCGTCAGCAAGCCGAAAATTTGGCAAATTGGGTTAAGAAAGGTGCTCTGATTGGTGTTACAGGTCGCATTCAGACTCGTAGCTATGACAACCAACAAGGGCAACGTGTCTATGTGACTGAGGTAGTTGCAGAAAGTTTCCAACTCTTGGAAAGCCGTGGACAACAGTCGAATTCTCAAGATGGCTTATTTGGAAATTCAAGTCCTATGGATATCCAAGACGAAGATTTGCCATTCTAGGAGGTGCTAGATGGGAATGAAGAAAGCGGCTTTGGCTTATCAGAAAAAAGGCTTTTCTGTAATTCCTATAAGCCCTTCTAATAAGCAACCGATGATAAAATTTGCTGATAAACCAGCAATGACCGCGCAAGAGATAGAAGACTTTTGGAATCAGTATCCGGATAGTAATATCGCTGTCCGGACTGATAAATTCTTCGTAATCGATGTTGATTTGCATGGGAAGCACAACGGATATGAGAGTCTGGCCAACTGGGAACATCTCAATTTGATTACTCCGACTTTACAAGCAAAGACTGCCAGCGGTGGCAAGCATATCTTTTACTTTAAGCATCCGGATGTGTCCATGACACAGATGATTGGTTTTCTACCTGGTGTTGATGTCAAAGCTCATCCAAATAATTATGTTTTGGTCGCTCCGTCAAAAACGCCAAAAGGGGAGTATACTTGGGACTTGGAAAAGTCGAAAGAAGGCGGGACTATGGTCACTGCTAGTCGAGCACTAGTAATGGCAATTAAGCAAGAGTATCTGAAAAAGAACAACCGGAGCGAACTTGATGACATTTATTATCAAATCCGGAATGGTGCAGGCAAGCGAAATCGGACCACGGAAGTCTTTGAAATGATTGTTAAAGGCTTTGGTGAGGAAGGTAGTCGAAACGATACGGCAGCCAAGTTTGCTGGAACATTATTGGCCAGGAGTGTTGACCCAAACTGTGTTTTGGAATTGGCACGGATTGCGAATAATAACTCTGCTGATCCGCTGAGTGACAGAGAGCTTAGTCGGACAGTAGATAGTATGATTCAAAAACACATGAGGGGAGGTGGCAGTGATTGGTGATGTTGTAAATATCTCAATTAAGCAATTTACCAGGACGAAGAAAAAGGTCTTGGATGAAAACGGAGAAAAGGTTGAGATTGATGCCATTGTCGCAGACAGCCCTCGAAATGTGCTGTTGGCCATGAAGAGTGATAACAAGCTCAATGACTTCCTCCGGCACAATGAATTTACTGGTGAGCATGAGATTGTGGCCGATGTCAAATTGGATGCTATCAGCATGAGGAAAGGTCAGCTGCCCTCCGCATTTGAATCTTATCTCAGTGTTTACCTGGAAAATCATTTCAAGGTTGTGTTCAAGACCAGGGCTTTGCAAGATGGCATTGAGGCATTCTTTGCAGAAAAGACCTATAATCCTGTCCAGGAATACATGGAACATGCCTATGATAGTTGGGACCATAAGGAACGCTTGAACCAAGTTTTTCAGACCTGGCTTGGTGCCGAGGACAGTATATATGTTCAGAAAATCGCAGAAATGTTCTTTGTCGGGGCTGTGTCCAAGGTTTTCAATCCCTGGGTCAAGTTTGACTATACTCTCGACCTGGTCGGTGGTCAGGGTGCCGGTAAGACAACATTCTTGCAAAAGATTGCAGTTGATTGGTACACGGATTCAGCAAAGGATTTCATGGACAAGGATAACTACGAGATTATGCTAAAATCCATGATCGTCAATGACGACGAGATGGTAGCCAGTAGGAAGACGACCTTTGATGAACTCAAGGCTTTTGTGACCAAGACCGATTTGACTTTCCGAAGGTCCTACGGCCGCCGGGCCGAGAAGTTCCCAAAAAACTTTGTGATTGCTCGAACCAGCAACAAGGTCGAGTACCTGGGCGATAAAACTGGTGAGCGTCGTTTCCTACCGGTATTGGTGGATGCAGCTAAACAATTCGTCAAGCCATTCGACATGACGGACAATGATGTCCTGCAGTTGTGGGGTGAGGCAGTTGCAATTTACAAAAAAGGCTTCACTTTGACCTTTGATGAAGACTTCGAAGATGAGCTGGCAGTCTATAAGGAACGCTTTACGTATCGCGATGAGGCAGAAAATCAAATCTATGATTATTTGGATATGCTAGTTCCGGAAGAATGGGATAGCATGTCCGTAGTTCAACAGCATCAGTACACATGGGCTTATTTCAACAATGGTGTATATCGGAATGATGCCGGCTTTATCTACGAAGGTGTTAAGCTGCAAGAAAGCGTGTCATCGAAGCAGATCCTGAAGAATGTTTTCGACATCGATGTTGCCAAAGGAGATAAATTAGCTCGGAAGATTAAGCTGATCATGGACAATAATCAGGATTGGGAATACCGCAGAGGTCGGGTTGCTGGGAAACAATTCCGAGGTTACTTCCGGAAAAATAGTGAATAATTTTTGATGTCACAAAAAGTCAATTTGATGTCACAAAAAACAAAAAGTGTGACACCATGTGACATCACTGTGACATCATTGATGTCACACCTTATAAAGCCTTATGTATCAAGGGTTTAGGTCGATTTTTTTGAAAAAAATAAAAAAAGTGGTGTCACACCACTCAAACCCTTGGTATTATTGAGGTTATAGCTTATTATTATCCCTCTGTGACACCATTATATAAATATTTAAGTTAATAAAAATAGCAAGTACTATAAAGCCCGGTATAATAGGATTCTTGTTTTTTGTAAAAAATGTTTTTGGAAAAGTGATGTCACAGTGTCACAGTTTAATTTTATGCAAAAAAATGAATAAAAAGGAGTAAAAATGGCATATACAGTAACAGTATTATTTGATCACATGTTAGTTGATGAAACGCATTACTTCGAAAATGAAGCTGATGCCTTGAAATGCAAATCAGGCCTTGAAAATAAGTATCGAGGTCAGCGGTTGTATAGTATGAAGATGGAGGAAGTTGAGTGAAAGATGTTATAAAGATCGCGGCTAGCACGATCGTTGTATATCTTGCTATTGCAGGAATTATCTACATGATTTACCAAGTAGGTTATCAAACCGCTAAAAACGAACAGCAACCAGTGATTGTCTATCAAGTTGATAATGCTGGCGTTGAGATGTTCGGGAAGATTACTGACAAGGAAATCATAGAGGGACGCTACACAGTTACGGCCCATGCCTACGGAAAGTTTTTGGTTACAAAGGAACAGTACGAGGCCATCAAAGTTGGTGACCCGATACCTGAGTATTTGAAAGGACGGGGGAGTTGATGACGGTAGACGAGATTATCAAAACCTGTCACAAAATCAATACTAAGCCCAATATCCATCTGGGAGAGGTGCAGGATGTGTATGAGTCGAGAGACGGACAGATGCGGTATTACGTTAACAGGAAGAATGGTGTGGCTTATTTGTATGCCACGCAGAAAAGAGGTGAGTTTATATCGGTGGTAAACGAATAAACGAAGAAGTGCTTGATTACATGAGGCATTTATATCAGTACCCAGAGAACAGCACCGTCCAAAGTGTAACGGAACATCTAGGTATCTCTAGGCGCGCTTATTATTACCGCAAGAATAAAGCGGGTATTACCAAGAAGCATATTAGAGGTTGGTCGGACGAAGAGATTGATTTTATCAAAAATACATACAATACGTTAACGACACAAGAACAGGCCGACATATTAGGCAGAACGGTAAACGCTGTTAAAAATAAGCGTTTTGAAATCGGAGCTGTACGATGTCATCATAAACCAAGATTAGAAGAAGTAAGAAAGTTGGCAAGTTCTGGTATGACCAAACTTGAGATTTCTAGAGCAATCGGACTATCAATCCGCTTGTTAATTTTGATAAGAAACTTATGAGTCAAACCGATTTAATAACTAAAGATTTCGGGCGTCAAATTGTTGCTGATACATTTAAATTATGATTGGAGAAATGATGAAACCTAAGAAGTATCCGTACTCAGGAAGAAATAGATTGGTTAGGAAAGAAATGCCAAGGTTTGTGAAACTTGGCTCGGTTGCGTTATGTAAAAAAATGATAGATAGTATTGAGGGCATTCGTAGTGAGAACAGTTATATTACTGTATTAATTCTCAAAATACCCAAACCATTTTTATCCTATGAGGAAAAAATAATCAAGGTACGTTTGCCGTTCGATGAAGTAGTAAGCATTCTGAATCAATATTAAACAAAAAAGCCAAGGCACTCTCTGCCCTGGCTGTGGTAAATAACTCACATACATTATACCACAAAGGAGACAGAGAGTGAACAAGGCTAAAGAGTTACTTGATGAACTACAAAATTTGGATGAAGAGATACAGAATCGAATTGATGAGCTTGCTAATCTTGAAGCTAGTTTACTTTCTAGTCCTAAAATGAATGTGAATAAGGTTCAAGGTGGTCAGAAGATTCAATTAGATGAACGTTACATTGATATTTTTAGTATGCAAGATTCCTTGAAAGAGTATATGAAGGATGCTACTGAAGAAGCTATCAAACGCAGGATTGAATTGAGTAGGCTGATTGATAAAATGCCTAAACCTGCAAGTCGAACAATTCTAAGGATGGTGTATATTCAGAAAGCAAACGTATATGATATGATTGAGTTTTTACAATGCAGCAAGACTACTTTTTACAAAAAGAAGAAAGATGCAATCCGTGAACTAGGTGCTGTAATTGACAAAAGTGAACTAAAGTGAACTAGTCTGTAGCACACTGGTCAAACAATCGTGCTATTATAGTATCATCAAGAAATGAGGGTAAGGCAGTAAGCCTTGCCTATCTCGGAGAGTTACTCAAGAGGTCGAAGAGGGCAGGTTGCTACCTTGCTAGGTCGAATACTCGGCGCATGGGTTCGAATCCCATACTCTCCTTTGAGTGTTTGTGTCCCAGAATGGGGTAAGTCGTTGGACGAGAATTCATATATCACTCATCAACTTTCAGAATAGTCCCCCTCGGGACTAGGCCCTGCATGATTGCACAGTTACTTATATCCTAGGTAAGTTATAAGCTGGGCGGTTTGATTCCGCTAGGGGTCTTTCTCCTATATTTTTCCCACACAATGAAGTGTGGGTTTTTATTTTATTGAAGAACGGAGGTGATGGACATGGGATGACCGAAAAACAGAAGATTTTTGCTGATGAGTACATTATCAGCCTGAACGCTACAAGGGCCTACAAAAAAGCTTATCCGAATGTTAAGAAGGATGCAGTTGCTCAAGCCAATGGTAGTAGATTGCTATCAAATGCTATGGTCAAAGCCTATATAGATGAACAGCTGGAAAAGTTGCAGTCTGAACGGGTTGCAGATCAGCAGGAAGTCCTAGAGTTCCTAACCTCTGTCATGCGTGGAGAGGTCACGGAGCCTTTGCTTATCCTGGATGGTGAGGGTACTCAGCGGATGGTCATGGCAAAGCCTAGCGTTTCAACCAGGAAAAGCGCTGCTGTTGATCTCGGTAAGCGTTATGGTCTATTTGTTGATAAGCAAGAAATCACTCAACGAACGATTGAAATCAAGGTAGGTGAGTGGGATGCTGACGAAGACTAAACCAAAGCTAAGTATTCAAATCTCAATTCCATATCCTAGCAGAGTCTTCAACAAGCATATCTATGATAAGCTTGAAGATTATAACACCTTTACTGAAATTCACTATGGCGGTGCCTCTTCCGGCAAAAGTCATGGTGTTATTCAGAAGGTTGTTTACAAGGCTTGTAAAGACTGGAAGCATCCACGCAAGATTCTTTTTCTACGCAAGGTTGGTTCAACGGTCTATGACTCAATCTTTGAAGATGTCAAGCAGTGCTTAGATGCCTGGAATTTGCTAGATAAATGTAAGGTCAATAATTCAGCCTATCGGATTGAGCTGCCAAACGGTGCTCAATTTATTTTCAAAGGCCTGGATAACCCTGAGAAAATCAAATCTATCAAGGGCATTTCGGATGTGGTCATGGAAGAAGCGTCTGAGTTTACTTTGGATGACTACACCCAGCTTACGCTTCGTTTACGTGATCGCAAGCATAAACAAAAGCAAATCTATCTCATGTTTAACCCAGTTTCAAAAGTGAATTGGGTTTTTAATGCGTTCTTTGTTAAGCGACCAAAAAACACAGTTATTTACCAAACAACCTACAAAGATAATCGTTTCTTGGACGATGTGACAAGGGAGAATATTGAGGAGCTTGCCAACAGGAATGAAGCTTATTACAAAATCTATGCCCTAGGGGAATTTGCAACCCTGGACAAGTTGATTTTTCCGAAGTATGAAAAAAGGCTACTCAATAAGGATAAGCTAGTACATCTGCCGTCCTACTTTGGTCTGGACTATGGGTTTATCAATGACCCGTCAGCTTTTCTGCACGTCAAAATTGATGATGAAAATAAAAAACTTTACATCATCGAAGAATATGTCAGAAAGAATTTAACCAATGACAAGATAGCTGAAGCGATTCAAAGCCTTGGTTATGCCAAGGAAGAAATTAGAGCTGACTCAGCAGAGAAGAAATCCAATCAGGAATTGCGAAACCGTGGCATCAGCCGTGTGATTGACGCTTTGAAAGGTCCAGGTTCGGTCATGCAAGGTATTCAGTACATTTTGCAGTATGACATTGTTGTAGACGAAAGATGTGTGAAGACCATTGAAGAGCTTGAGAATTACACCTGGAAAAAAGACAAGAAAACAAATGAGTACATCAATGAACCAGTTGATAGCTACAACCACTGCCTAGACGCAGTCAGGTATGCTATTCAGGATAGAATTTACCAGGCTAAGAAAGACCTGGATGTCGACAAGACAATTAAGAAAATCAATAAGATGTTCAGGAGGTAAGCAGTGGACAAAGTAAACGAATTTGAATACGGTATTGATTCCGTGACGAAGATTAGGAATGATAGCTTAGTTTTTAGCCAGTTGGCAAACGAGCAATTCAGGTACAGTAGTGTCGATGACTTGCTGAACACTGACAAGGGTAGAAAGGCTTTTCGGGATATGCTGGCAGCCTTTTTTGGTAGTCAGAAACAACGTTTGGCAATCCTTGCCTCGTATGCTCAGGGGGATAATTTCAGTATTCTTTCTGGACATCGTAGGCTTGATGGTGAAAAGGCAGATTATCGCGTCCGGCACAAATGGGGTGGCTATATCTCCAGCTTTGCGACAAGTTACGTCATTGGAAATCCAGTTAGCGTAGGAGTTATGGAAGGTGGCTCTGCGGATCAATTATCAACAATCAAAGACATTGAGTGGCAGAACGACATCAATGCGTTGAACAGTGACCTGGCTTTTGATGCATCTGTTTATGGGAGGGCCTACGAATACCACTTCAGGGATAAGGATAAGGTAGACCGTGTGGTCTTAATCAGTCCACTTGAAATGTTTGTTATTCGTGATTTGACGGTAGAGCAAAACATCATTGCAGCGGTGCATTTGCCAATCTATGCAGATAAGGTTAACATGACGGTCTATACGAAAGACCAGGTTTTTACCTACAAGCCGTATTCGAACAATTCTGTCCGGTTGGTAGTGGATGATGTCAAGAAACACAGCTACAATGATGTGCCAGTTGTCGAGTGGTGGAACAACCGTTTCCGTATGGGCGATTATGAGAGTGAGATTTCTTTGATTGATGCTTACGATGCTGGTCAGTCTGATACAGCTAACTACATGAGCGACTTAAACGATGCTATGTTGCTAGTCAAGGGAGATTTGGACGCAATCAAGCTATCTCCGGAAGATGCAGCCAAGATGAAAGATGCGAACATGCTTTTTTTGAAAACGGGTATCAGCGCGACTGGTCAGCAGACTAATGCAGACGCTGGCTATATCTACAAGCAATATGATGTCAACGGCACAGAGGCTTATAAAAACCGCCTGGCAAATGATATTCACCGTTTTAGCCGTATTCCAAACCTTGATGATGACCGTTTCAACTCAACATCATCTGGTATTGCTTTGCTTTACAAGATGATTGGTTTGGAACAAGTACGCAAAGATAAGGAAACTTACTTTACCAAGGCTTTGCGTCGTAGGTATGAGCTTATCAGCAATATCCACAAAGCCATCAACGGTCCGGTAATTGAAGCAAATAAGTTGAACTTTACTTTCCACCCAAACATTCCACAAGATGTCTGGACAGAAATCAAGGCTTATATTGAGGCAGGCGGTGAGATTTCCCAGGAAACGCTCATGGAAAATGCTAGTTTTACAGACTACAAGACCGAACACAGCCGAATTTTGAAGCAAGGTGGGTCTAGTGACCTTGAAATTGGTCAGATTGTAGGTGATGCGGATGTCGGACAAGCGGATAACAAGTAATCAGCGGTACAATGCGGAGCGAAAAGCCCAAGCTGAGCTGATGAAGCGTGACCTGGACCGTGATAGGGTGCTGGCACAAATCTATCAAGAGTCATTTGATCGTATGCAAAGGGAAATTGACGGTTTTTACATGCGATATGCCAGCAGGGAAGGTCTGACCAAGCAGGAAGCTATGAAAAAAGCATCCGAAATGGATGTTACAAAGTTTGCTGATAAGGCTGCCAAGGCTGTCAAGGAGAAAGATTTTTCTCATGCCACCAATGAATGGCTAAAAGTCTATAACCTCAAGATGAAAGTCAGCCGACTGGAGTTATTGAAGGCTGAACTAGCACTTGAAATTCAAAATTTGACTGCTGAGGTTAACGAGGTCTTTGATAAGGCACGGACAGATGAATATCTGAACGAATACAAGCGTCAAGCTGGCATTTTAGGTATTTCATCAAGCGGGGCGAAAAAACGCATGCAGGCAATTTTAGACGCTGATTTCTACGGGCAGAAATTTTCTGCCAGAGTTTGGGGTGGTCTAGGTCTTCGTGCAACGCTTCAAAGAGATGTCTTTGGCTCACTTAATCGTATCTTTACAGACATGATGGGCTACAAGCAAGAAATGAAGCGACTGGCAAAGAAATATGGTACTAGCGAACAGAATGCCAAACGCTTGCTGAAGACTGAGATCGCAAGGATAAACGCTGATACGCAGTATGATATGCTGAAAGACAACGGATTTACTCACATGATCTTCGTAGCAGAGCCTGGTGCGTGTGATTTATGCGGTCCTTTGGACAAGGTGGCAGTACCGATTGATAAAGTGGAAAAAGGGGTGAATTTCTACCCCATGCATCCTAACTGTCGCTGTTCAGCTTATGGACATATCAAAATGGAGTATAGAGCTGGAGGCAGTACACTTGACCGTGAAGCACCAAATGGTGTTTGGGGCGAGGATAAATCAACTGAAGCTGAGAAGTCTAGTCAGAAACAGATTACAGGTCAACGGCAGAAACAAATTTCATATGATGACAAGAATTATCGTTCTGTCAAAGATGAATGGTTAAGCAAAGTAGATCCAACAAAAGCAAAGCTTACTGACAGAAATTTTTGGGAACATGGTGGTAAGAAATATCAAGTGGATGGTCGTAATGTTGTGCTAGATTATAGTCCAAAAGAAAAAGAGACAGCACAATGGCTGTCTGAGATATTGGGTCGTCATGTTGAAATGGTTCCAAGGGTCAATTATCCTAAAAATATCCCTACTCCTGATTATCTAGTTGATGGTGTAAAGTTTGATTTGAAAGAAATTTCAGGAAGTGGTAAAAATGTCATTGATAACGCTTCTAAAAAAGCCAAGGAACAAGCTGAAAACATTGTATTTGACATTACAAACACTCCATTATCCGAAGAAGAAATCTTTGGGCTGCTTGATAAGGTTTATAAATCAGGCCGTCGTGGATTGAATACAGCATTGATCAAAAAGTCGGATAAAGTGATTGATATTATTAAACCAAAAGAAAAATAGAGGTGTCCCACCTCCTACCGCAGCAAGCTGTTTCAAGGGGAGATGGAAAACCTCTATTTCTTACTTAAATTATAACCCAAATAATTATTATTATCAAGAAAAGAGGTAACGAATGAATAGAGATAAGAAACCAGGTATGGAAACTGTCAAAATTGGCGGTATAGTTTATGAAGTCAGCAAGAAACCAGATTTGCAGGGCAAAACTGGTGAATGGGGACATATTGAGTACAAGACAGGTAAGATTGTGCTAGATGACTCTACCAGTCAGCAAATTGAAGACCAAACGCTTATCCATGAAATCACTCATGGCATTTTGGTTGAAGCTGGTTACGTTCAACACGAAGAAGAACAGGCTGACCGCATTGGTAAAATTTTATATCAAGTCTTAACTGACAATGATTTCAGTTGGTTACATAAAGGGGGAAATCATGAATAAGCGTATTAAGAAAAAATGGTCACGTATCGAAAAACTTGAAAATAAGGTGGCACAGTTGACCGCAGAAAATATCTTGCTCACGGAGGCTGTCAAACGCCATACAGGATTGATTGAAGAACTTAACTCAATTAACTCACGCAATGCTGAGGCTATTAATTTACGCTTTGACGCAATAGAAACCTATCAGAAGGTTTTGGAAGATGAAGTCAAGGAATTAAAGAAAACCAAGAAAAAAGGTTTTTTCAGTCGTAAATAAAGGAGAAAAAAATGCGTTATTGTAAGAAGCCTGTTGTAATCGAAGCAGTTAAGCTCGAAGATAACAAACAAAGTATTATAAACGCTATAGAGTTTGTCTATAATGTAGGGATGGAAACGAGTGTACTCGGCATGGACTTTGAAATTAATAAAGTTAGGTCTGACGGAGGATTGATTATAAATACTCTTGAAGGAAATATGCTCGCTTCGTTCGGCGATTATATTATCAAAGGTGTTCAAGGAGAGTTTTATCCATGTAAACCAGGTGTTTTTGCTGAAACTTATGAACTTGTGGAAGATTAGGAGGCAATCCCACAACTTGATAGCAGGAAAGACTGCTTGAAACTACTCTAAAATACTCAAAACTGGTCGAAATTGACCAGTTTTCTTTGTGTCCAAACCATGCTAGTGACGTTAATCCTTGTATGAGTTCGGGGAGGTTGCCCGTCAAGCGTAGAAAGGAGCCAGAACATGGCAGAAGAAATGAAAAACACAGTTACAGAATCAGAACAAGCTCACACGGAACCAGCTAGCACTCCAGAGCCTGAGAAGATGGTAACTGTTGCTGAGATGATGCGTCGTCTTAACAAGGCTAATAAAGAGCATGAAGAGAACACGCAGAAAGCTATTGCACAAGCCCTTGAAAAGTACAAGGCCGAGTCTGAGTTGACAGGTAAGGAACTTGAAGCCTATCGCCAGAAAGAAGCTGAAGCTGAAAAGCAGAAGATGCTTGATGAAATTGACCGGCTCAAAAAGGATAAGGTCAAACGTGAGCTGACGGATGAAGCGATTAAGTCCTTATCTAGTCGAAAATTGCCAGTTAATGACAAGGTGCTATCGTTTGTGGTCAAAGAAACTGCAGATGATACCTTACAGGCTATCTCAGACTTTGAAAGTATCATCAGCGAAATCAAAGCTGAGTACACGCAGTCCGAACCACCGAAGATGTCGTCTTCATTCGGTGGTGAATCCACTAAGAGCCGTGGCGACATTTTCCGAGGCTCTCGCATTATTAAATAAAGGAGTCAATAAATGACAGTACAAACTTTTAACCCAGAAAATGTCCTTGTATCACAGAAGAAAGACGGGACACTGCACAAAGAATTTACAGACATCATCATGAAAGAAGTTGCTCAAAACTCTCTTGTCATGCAGCTTGGTCAGTATCAAGAAATGGAAGGTGAGCAAGAAAAAACTGTCTACGTTCAAACAGACGGCATTTCGGCTTACTGGGTAAATGAAACTGAGAAAATCAAAACTGACAAGCCAGAAGTAGTGCCAGTGACTTTGAAAGCTCACAAACTCGGTATCATCTTGGTAACATCCCGTGAAGCTCTCAATTACACTTGGAAGAAATTCTTTGAAGACATGAAACCTCAAATCGTTGAAGCATTTTACAAGAAAATTGATGAAGCCGGTCTACTTGGTCATGATACACCTTTTGCGAACTCAGTTGCTAAGGCTGCTAAAGATGCCAATAAAGTCATTGGTGGTCCTATCAATTATGACAACATCTTGAAGTTGCAAGATACTCTCTATGATGCAGATGTTGAACCAAATGCGTTCGTGTCAAAAATTCAAAACCGTTCCGCATTGCGTGAAGCTCGTGACGGCAACAAGGTGTCTATCTACGATAAGACTGCAAATACCATTGACGGTATCACTACTGTAGATCTTAAATCTGCACGTTTTGAAAAAGGCGATCTGCTCGCTGGGGACTTTGACAATCTGATCTACGGTGTGCCATACAACATTACCTATAAGATTTCCGAAGAAGGTCAAATCTCAACTATCACTAATGCAGATGGTACTCCAATCAACCTTTTCGAACAAGAAATGATTGCTATCCGTGCCACAATGGACATTGCTGTAATGATCACGAAGACAGATGCATTCGCTAAATTGACAGCTGCTGAGCGTGTCTAAGAAAGGAGCTAATTTATGGCTTATATCGTAACAAAGAATATTTTGGACAGTAAGGACAATAACCGTCTGTACGAAAAAGGCGAAACCTATCCACGTCCAGATTTAACAGTATCTGATAACCGCATCAAGGAATTGCTTGGTAAAGGCGCTATTGTTTCTGATGGTGCTGAGGGGGATTTATCTCTCGAACCAAAAGATGAAAACAATGAAAAAGACCCAAGTGCCAAGGAACTGAAAGCTAAACTTGATGAACTTGGTATCAAATACGGTTCCCGTGCTAGCAAGGATGAATTGAAAGCCTTGCTAGAAGGTGCTACGGGGGAATAATCATGGATGCTACCCAACTCGGAAAAATCAAACGTCGGTTGGGTATTCCAACTGACGATACAGCGGAAGATAAATTGCTTGAAGACTTGACCGAAGATGCAGAAAGCTACTTTAAGCTACTAACAACCTCTTCGGTCGTTGACAGTAAATATCATTTTATGATTGAGGCTGTCGTCTACAAACTTTACGGTCGCAAAGGGTCTGAAGGGGTCACATCTGAAACAGTTGATGGGTATTCTGTGACCTATCAGGAGTGGGACAACCTTTTCAAACCCTATATGGCCATTTTAAATAAGGATTTTGGCCTGGATGGCTCCGTTCGAGAGAAAGGGAAGGTGATGTTTCTATGAAAACACCACACCGCATTACGCTCATCCGTGGAGAAGTAGCACCTAGATACAATCCTGACACCAATAGTTATGATGAAACAGTGGGAAAACAAACGGTCGTACCTTGTTTGGTGAACTTCATTTCACAAGCAAGGGTCTTGAAGGAGTACGGAAATCAGACGGATGTCATCATGATTTGCCGTTTCCAGCAAGCACAAGAGCCGTTTCAATCCGCTATCTATGATGGTGGTAAGTATATCCCTATGGATCAGATTGATGCGCCAATCAAAGGAGCTGTAAGACTCAAGAAGGTAGGTGGTTAAATGGCTATCAAATGGCAAGGTATGGAAAAGCTAGTGGCAACTATTAGCAACGCCCAACCAAAGGCTGTTGATCAGTCTTTGAAAGTCCTGAAGAACAACGGAGAAAAAGGGAAAAGAATTGCTAAACAGTTGGCACCCAAAGATACCGAGTTCTTGAAAGACCATATAACAACTTCTTACCCTGGCATGGAAGCTCATATCCATGGTGAAGCAGGGTATGAAGGGTATCAGGAATACGGGACTCGGTTTCAACCAGGCACTCCACACTTTCGGCCCATGATGGAGCAAATTCAACCTCAATTCCAGAAGGACATGACCGATGTTATGAAAGGAGCTTTCAAATGACCCCTAACCATGCATTATTCAGACGGCTGTTTGCTATCAGCAACATTAGGGTTGACACCTATGATTTCTTACCAGATGCAAAGAGTGCTTATCCCTTTGTCTACATAGGCGAAAATAACGGCTCTGACAGCCCAAATAAGGACCTGCTTGGTAGGATAAGGCAAACAGTCCACCTCTACGGTTTACGGACGGATAGGGCGAATCTGGACGATATTTCAGCCTATTTAGAGTCCGAGGTCAAACGTGCTCACGATGGATATGATTATCACTTGTATCATGTCGAAACCTCAAAGCAAATTATCCCAGATAACACAGATGTCCAGCCCTTGCTTCACATTGTGCTGGATTTTACTTTTGATTACACAAAAAAGGAGAACTAAATGGAACTAATCCAAGGTAAAGACCTGGTCGTTTTCTTCCGTCGAGTGATTGACCAGAAGAAACAAGATGCAGGCAAAGTACGTTTCCAAGTGGAACACACAATCAACTCTGAAAAAGAAGTTGAAACGACAATCACAAAAGACGGTGTTGTGAATAGTATTACTGATGGCGAAACCAGTGGTGATTTTACATCGTTGGCTTATCGTGAAACTGATCCAGATACAGTCAATATGTGGCATGAAATGCGCAAATGGTATCTTGCGAAAGACAAGGTCGAAGTTTGGCAGGTTGACCTTGGCAGCAAGCGTCAACATGAAGGTAAGGAAGTCTATGATGTTGACTACTACCAGGGCTACTTCAAAAACTTTGAAATTTCTGCGCCATCTGATGACAAGGTAGAGCTGTCTTACGAAATGACAATGGATGGCAACGGTGTACAAGCTGTTGATTCGTTGACAGCGACTCAAAAAGCGGCAGTTGAAGCAGCACAATACGATTACCACACACTTGCTAAAGAAATAGAAGTTTCTGGTTCAAGCGTTTAATTTTAGGGGCTATATGCCCCTTATTTTTTAATAAGGAGTAAATGTAAATGATTTTAAAAATTGGTGGACGTGAATACACATTGCGTTTTGGTCTTGGTTTTTTACGTGAAATGAACAAGTTGCATTCAGCAGAACTTGAAGGGATGAAAACGGGGTATGGTGCTATGACCCTTTTCAACGCTGGTCAAGCCCTCAATGATCCGATGGCTTTTGTGGACATTATCAAGGCTGGAACAGTTACAGAACCACAAAAACCAAGCAATGAAGCGATTGAGGCTTATTTGGAAGAGTTGATTAACAACGAAACGTATGACAAAACCATTAAGGAAGTGGTTGATGAGTTAAAAAAATCACCCCTACTCAAAAAAGCCATGAACCTAGTCGAGTAGGGGAAAGAAAAACATCGACGTCAAATTTTGGTTACGATGAAGCTATTGCCCTCTTGATTGCAAGGCATGGCATGACCTATATTGAGGCAGCCAACACAACTTTGGAGGAGTTTTATATCTACAATACCGCTTACGCTATTCAACAGGAAGAAAGGCGGTATCATGCAGCGATACAAGCTTGGTTCAACCAGAGTGTGAGGGCCACCAAAGGAAAGGGCAAGCAAGCTAGATCAGCCTATAGAAAATTTGAAGATTTTTATAATCACAAGGAAGAATTTGATAAATTGTTCGAACCTGTACAGCCAGTCAAAAAGACTTTGAGTTTGGCTGATAAGAACAGGCTTCTTAATCAAGCGATGAGAGGAGGAGGTTAATGGGAGCAACATTTGATGTCACGGCGATATTAAAAGCTAACGTGTCGGACTTTAGCCGTGGGTTAAAAGAAGCGCAGATGTCTTTGGAGAGCCTCCGTAACCAAACAGGCTCAAGTCTTGATAAGGTTAGCAACACACTCTCAGCAGTCAGCGGTTCCATGATGGCTATTGGTAAAAGTATGACAGCAGGTTTTACCGTTCCTGTGGTTGGTGCAATCGGCGGAGTGGTGAAAGCCTATGCAGGATTAGAACAGGCTCTTGGCGGTGTTGAGACCATGTTCAAAGACTCGGCTAGTACCGTCGTTGCCAATTCGGAAACGGCATATAAACGTGCTGGTGTGTCTGGTGTTAAATACATGGAACAGGTCACTTCATTCTCTGCTAGCCTGCTTCAAGGTCTTGGCGGAGACACAGTAGAAGCTGCACGATATGCGGACATGGCAATCGTGGATATGTCTGATAATGCGAACAAGTTCGGATCAAATATCCAGGATATCCAAAATGCATATCAAGGTTTTGCAAAAGATAACTACACCATGTTGGACAACTTGAAGCTTGGCTACGGCGGTACTCAATCAGAAATGGCACGCTTGGTCAATGAATCGGGGGTCTTAAATGGTGAATTTGAGGCAACTGCTGAGAATGTCAAGGATATACCATTTGACAAACTCATTGAAGCAATCCACGTTACGCAAGAACGACTTGGAATTACAGGAACTACTGCCAAAGAAGCCAGTGAAACTGTATCCGGCTCTTTTGACTCAATGAAGGCAGCTGCTCAAAACCTTGTTGCTGGACTTGGTCAGAAAGATGCAGACATCAAAGGTCTATTGAGCAATCTGGGTGAAACAATCCAGAACTTTGTTCGCAATGTCAAGAATGTTGTATTGACCATCTGGGATAATCTCCCTCTTGCCCCTTGGCAGAAGTGGCTTGGGGCTATTTTAGTAGCGGCAGGACCGTTTTTGATGGGGCTAAGCACTATCATTGGCGGAATTACCAAAGTTGTTTCTGTTATTAGTGGTTTTTCGAAAGCTTTTGGTTTGCTTAAGGCTGGTTTTATTGCCACACAAACAGGCGGAACAGCTGTAGCTGGTGTGTTTGGCACACTTGGCGGTATTATCGGAGGTATTACTGCTCCGGTCTGGGCTGTAATCGGGGTTATCGCTGCCTTAGTCGCAGGTTTTGTCTTGCTTTATAATACTAACGAAGAGTTTAGAACGAAAGTTCAGACAGCCTGGGAAGCAATCAAATCAGCTATTAGCACTGCAGTCGAGGCTGTAGTGTCTTTTGTTATGGATTTGTGGGGGCAGATGGTTGCCTGGTGGAACGAAAACCAGGAACTAATTAGACAAACTGCAGAGACGGTTTGGAATGCGATAAAAACTGTTGTTGAAACCGTCATGACCGCTCTAATTCCGATTGTGCAAACAGCCTGGGACCTTATTCTTGCTGTTGTGACAACTGTTTGGAATGTTATCGAGACAGTTGTTGATACGGGTCTGAAAGTTGTATTGGGGATCATCAAGGCGGTTATGCAAATGATCAACGGCGACTGGTCAGGAGCCTGGGAAACTCTTAAAGGAGTAGCAGGTACTATCTGGGAAGGTATCAAGGCGCTTATACAGGTTGCGCTTGATGGCTTAGTTCAGATTTTTCAAACAGGATTAGCATTTTTGAAGTCAATCTGGGATACAGTTTGGGGAACAATTATGACAGTTGTTGGTCCAATTTGGGAATGGATCAAAACTACCGTTAGCAATGCTATTACAGCCGTTTGGGAAATCATCCAAAACATCATGACAAGTATCCAAACTACTTGGGATACAGTTTGGAATGCTATTTCAACAGTTGCAAGTAACATTTGGACGGCTATTTCGACTACAGTAATGTCTGTATTGACTACTATTTGGGGTTATATTCAAACCTATCTTGAATTAATCAAGACAGTTTGGTCGGCTGCTTGGGAAATCATCAAGGCAGTTTTCGCAGCAATACTGTTAACGATTGTAGGACTTGTAACAGGGAACTTTGACCTAATCAAACAAGCTATTTCGAACGCTTGGGAGATCATCAAGACCAAAACCAGTGAGATTTGGAATGCTATTACAACATTCTTATCTGGTATCTGGGAAGGTATCAAGACAGCTGCAAGCACGGCTTGGGAGTGGATTAAAACAACCATCAGCAATGTAATGACCACGATAAAGAGCAATATTGAAACAGCCTGGAATAACATCAAGTCCTCGATTTCAAACGCTCTTAATAATATCAAGTCAGCAGCAGAAAATGCCTGGAACAATATCAAGTCATCCATTTCAAGTGCTATTGAAAATATCAAATCAACCGTTTCGAACGGTTGGAACAACTTGGTAAGTACAGTCACAAATGCTGGACCACGGATTGTTTCGGCAGTTCGAACTGGTTTTGACAATGCGGTAAATGCTGCCAGAAACTTTATCAGTAATGCTATTTCGGTCGGCGGAGATTTAATAAATGGTTTCGTCGAAGGTGTCAAAGGTGCAGCAGGTCGTTTGATTGATGCTGTTGGCGGTGCAGTTAGTGGGGCGATTGATTGGGCCAAAGGTTTGCTTGGTATCAAATCTCCGTCTCGTGTATTCCGTCAATTTGGTATCTACACTGATGAAGGTTTTGTGATTGGTATCAATAGTGGTGCTGGAAAAGTCATGAAATCTATGGCAGGAATGGCTCAAGGCGCTATCTCAGCCTTTACAGATCAAGATGTTGCTGGCAGTCTGCAAAGCGAATTGGGAGCTGTTGATGGTGAATTGGGACGATTGACAGCTTATGACCCATCTGTGTCATTTAACGGTGGAACGTTGACAGTTGGTCAGCAGGCGGCTGACATTGTACTGAAAATGGGTAATACAGTCTATCGCGCTTTCACGGAAGACATCACAAATGCCCAGGAAATGGAATTGATTTTGGATCATTACTAGGAAGGAGAAAGCTATGTATCATTACGCTAGTTTGAAAAAAAATGACGGAACTATCACGGCTTTCGAGCCTAGTGACAACATGTCCATCAACGGTATGCCCCTCAATCAACTGGTTGAGGGCTACCGACATTTAACGGTGACAGGTAGGGGTTTGCTTGGTCAATCGGTCAAGACAACTTCTGTCCCTGGTCGTAGGGGTGTTTGGGTGGAAGATGTTTCTGATGATGAACGTGTGCTTGAAATCAAGTACCAGCTGGAAGCTAGAACTAGTGCTGACATGCGGGATAAGTTTGCGAAACTCAATAGGATTTTGCGGACGCTTGCAGGTAGTGGGTATCTGGAAATTACTTTCAAAGATGAACCGGCTTATACCTACTACGGCTATTTTAGTGGGGCAGATGACATCGAGGAAAAATCTCTTTCCGTTGTCAGCAAGTTCACTTTAATCGTGCCAGACGGCTACAAGAAGAAAAATGCCCAGAATTCCACTGGGCTTATTTCTTTATCTGATGCCCTTGAAGTTTTGCCTGAGTCTATCACGGTCACGCCGACCGGAACAGTTAACCAGGTACAGATTATCAATGGAGCTAAGATTTTGTCTTTTTCTGGTTCGTATGCAGCAGGAAAAGACATTGTGGTCATTTTTGGAGATGAGGAAGTAACTGCTACTTACAATGGCAGAAGCATCCTTAGTGAGCTGGAACGGTTCAGTCCACTGGAGCAATTCACAGTCAAGAACGCGGATAGGATTACGGCACGAAATGCCACAGTTAAAAATGTAGTTTGGAGGGATGAGAGAGCGTGATTTATTTATTTGATAAAGATGAGAAGCTAATCAAGATTGTCAGAAAATCAGCTGTCAAGACTGCCCTGCAGAAGTACGCATTGACGACAGAGCGGTATGTGTCTGACCGTTTGACGGTTGAACTCAAAGGGCTGAATGCGGATGAGTTGGAGCAGGTTGAGTACATGGCTATTCAGACCATAGAAGATGCGCATACTTTTCATTATTTCTATGTTGCCCAGAAGTTTTCGGATAGTCTGACGACGCTGATTGGCGTCCAGTCGGGCATTGAGGAGCTACGCAAGTCGCCTGTCTTTGACAAACGCCCAAAGAATGCATTGGCTCGTGATGTGATTACAGACTTGCTGGCTGGGACCAACTGGCGAGCTCGGTTTGTTGGCGAAACGACACCACACAGTACCAATTTCTACTACACATCGATTTTTGATGCCTTGAAAAAGGTCTGTGAAGTCTGGGACCTGGAGATGCAATTTTTCGTCGAGATGAACGGCAATCGCATCGGTGCCCGTTACATCGACTTTAAGCAAAGAATCGGTGAAGCCGTTGGTAAGCGTGTGGTTTATGGTCATAATGCTTTGCAGATACTGCAAGAGGTCGAACGCACCAATATCTTCACTGCTCTGGTCGGTCGTGGTAAGGGCGAGGAAACTGGTGACGGCTACGGTCGGAAAATCACATTTGAAAACGTAGTTTGGTCAAGGACACAAGGCAAACCAGTTGACAAGCCTAAAGGGCAGAAATATCTGGAATTGCCCTTGATGACCAGACAATACGGTATCAGGAACGCTGACGGCTCTATGCGTCCTAAAATCGGCTTTGTGGACTTTTCGGAAGAAGAGAATCCAGAAATCCTGATTGAGCGAACTTACAAGGCCTTGGTGGATGCTGCACGTCCGCAGTTGACCCTGAAAACCTCAAGTGTCTATCTGAGAGGGGTCAGGGTTGGGGATACCATTCGAGTTGTTCGGCATGATAAGAAGTTGGACTACGACACTCGGATTTTCGAGATTACCTTTAACCGACTGAATAACCAGTCTAGTGATATAAAGCTGGGTGACCGAATCGGCGAAAGCAATGAAGCCAAAGTCCAGACCATTGCGGATAAGGCTGTAGAGCAATTTGTCAATAACGAATTTTCCAACTTTGTCCAGAACTTACCTGACTATCTGCCGAGCGCCGACGGCTTTAATAATAACTGGTACGGCGCTGAAGACCCGACTGCCAAGTATCCAGGTAAGGTGCTAATCAATGACATTTGGTATAAGCCAGATCCAGAGCATGAGGGACACAAAATCATGTTGCGCTGGACTGGGGAGGTCTGGGAAGAAATCCTGAGAACCTACGAAAGCGAAGCTTTGCGAGATAGGATCGCGGAAGAAATCGCCCAAGTCGAACAATCCATGCAAGCTAATGAATCTGAACGCCAAAAACAAATTGATGAACTCTTGTTAAAAGCGGGAGTTAACAAGGAATTGGCTGAAGAAGCTAAGAGGATTGGAGAACAGGCAAAGACTGATGCTGCCAATGTGTTATCAAAATCTTTGCAGTATAAAGCTGAGGCTATTGCTGAAGCTATACGACTTGATACCGTCGAGAGACAAGCTACCGAAACTAAATTAGCCACAGCAAAGAACCAGGCTGTAGCAGAAGCTACTCAATTAGTTAATAATGCAAAGTCAATACTAGAAAACCAAATTGTTAATGCCAACAAGTCAATAGCTGATGCAAAAAAAGTTCTGGAAACACAGATTTCGAGCGTATCGACAGAAATCACAAAGACCAATGACACTATAAAAACTTTGGCAAAAAAGACAGATGTTGATGTTACAAATCAGAGACTGACAAGTGCTGAAGCTACAATCACTCAACAAGCTGGGGAAATTGCCCAAAAAGCTAACAAAAGTATAGTTGATACTCTATCAGGGCGCGTCGCTCTTGCTGAAACTAGTATTATCCAGCAGGCTGGCATGATTGACTTAAAAGCTAATACATCAGATGTAAATATCTTGAATAACAGGCTTAGCACAGCTGAATCTAGTTTAAGAGTACAGTCTGGGCAAATAGCCCTAAAAGCAAGTCAATCCGATGTAGATAGTGTAAAGACACGTATGCAAAATGCCGAATCTAGCTTACAAGTACAGGCTGACCAGATTTCTCAACGTGTCAAAACTAGCGATTTTGATCAAGCGAAACAGCGTATCTCAACAGCTGAAAGTTCTATCACACAGCTAGGCAACAGGATAACAACTGAGATTAGTGAGACGGTGGCGAAGATACCACAACACGCAGGAAGTCGCAACTATATAAAGAACTCTAAATTATATGATTATGTAGTTACTTCTGCCACTACTCAAGATGTACGATTTTTTATTGTTGAGGATTTTTGGAAAAATTCAAGACGGTTTGAACGTAACATGGTTAGAGTAAGCTTTGATGTTACTTTCAATCCTGCATTGCCCAGAGATATTTCAACAAATGTTCATTTTTCATCTAGTCCATGGTATCATCCTGGAGGAATTACGTTCAAAGGGAATACAACAAGGAAGCAACATTTTGACTTGCTGTTTGACTTAAGCAGTGCATCAGAAACGTATTTTACAGACAATATATTTATTCGATTTAATAATACTTTCCCGCTTGCAACAAATGTCAAAATTGAGCAAATGACTCTTTATCTATCTGAATTGACTGAATTGTGGACGCAGGCTACAGAAGATCTAGTGAATGATATCAGCTCAGTTAGGACGACAATCAATCAGACAGCTGAAGGTCAAGAACAATTGTCAATAAGGTTATCAGAGACCCAAGGAAAAGTGACTACTGCTGAAACAAATATCAGACAACTGGTAACTGATGTATCTAGCAAGGTTTCTCAAACAATTTTTGACAATCTAAAACGGACAGTTGATAGCCAAGGAACGTCCATTAGTCAAAACCATTCTGCTATTGCTCTTAAAGCGGAAAAGACTTATGTAGACGGAGTGAAAACAACCGCTGATAGTGCCTTGTCTAAAGCGAATGCTAACGCTGATTCAATTAAGACTACAAAAGCTGAATTGAAAGTCACGTCTGATGCAGTTGCTACAAAAGTCTCTCAGAGTGATTTCAACGCTGTTGACCAGCGACTAACAAGTGCTGAAACCACAATTAGAACCCAAGCTGGTTTAATTGAACAACGGCTGACCAGCACCCAGGTAGATGCAGCTATTGTAGGCAAAGGCTATCAAACAGCTACTCAGGTCAATAATGCAATTACCTCAAAGGGCTATCAGACCAAAGCAGATGTCGACAAAAATATCACAGATAGAGGCTACATTACGAATAGTGCACTACAACCGTACGTTACTTCAACTGTATTTGAAAACAAGGTTAGAGAGACCACAGATAGTTTCAGTAGATCAATCACTGAGACCAAAGCGCTAATTCCAACTGATTTCAGCGGAGGAAACCTCATCAGAAATGGTGCTTTTCCAACAATACCCTGGTCAGGTTCGAGGGTTGCAACGCATAGTTTTTATTACAATTCACAAAAAACGCTATTCTTACTTGAAACTGCCTCGACTACCAACGAGGTGACGTCGAGCTCTAGCTATTTCAAAGTAAAGCGAAACACAGACTACACGCTTAGCTTTATTGGTTTCTCATCTAGTAGAGTTAAGAGTTCAGACGTTTGGTTCTTAGGACGAAAAACTGGCGAAACCCAAGGTTTTACGTCAACAAATATCTTGATTTCGTCAAGGAAATTTTCCCCGAGCTTTGCTGAGTATATCACTGCTACATTTAATAGCGGTGAGAATGATGAGGCCTATATCAGATTTGATAATAATGGCTCAACTGATGGTCAAATGGCTGTAATGTACTTTGGCGAAGTTATGCTAGTAGAAGGCAGGACACCCAGAAAATGGGAAGCATGTCTTGATGATTTTGTGACCGAGGTCAAATATAATGAGGTCAAAGATACTGTTGATAGCCATACACGGACAATTGGTGAGCAAGGGAATTCCCTATCGCAGGTTATTCAAACTGCTCAAGGGCTTGTCACTAGGGTCAACAACTTGAAGTCAGGAAATAGAAACTATTTACTGGATTCAAAAGCAACAACAATAAATATGACTGGTGTTACAGACACAGGCACATGGGACACTCCTATTAACATATCGGCTGATTTTTGGAAGCATGATGATGTTTATAAAAACCAAAAAATTAGGTTATCTCTTTATTATCAATCAAGTGTTGCTTATTCTACTTCAAGAACATTTTCAGTACATTTTAGAAAATCACCTTGGTATCAAATCGGAACAATTACATACCCAGCTGGGTCAACTAGACTAGTAAAATATGAGTTTACATTTGGTACAATGCCGTCAGGTTTTGATGCTAGCCAAATTTTTATCAGATTTGATAGAGCATTGGATAGAGGACGAGTACACACTATTGAACGTGCACAACTTGAAGTGAGCGATATGTTTTCCGACTGGTCGCCAGCCCCAGAAGACGGAGACCAGGCTGTCCAAGCTGTGTCAACACAAGTTAGTACACTTGCTGGATCATGGGCGGTCAAGAGCTTAACCAACTCTGGCACAGTGCTCAATCAGCTAAACCTAAACAAAGACGGGTCTGTTAAGATTGACGGCAGTCTTGTACAAATTACTGGTAAAACATACATTGAGAATGGCGTTATAAAGTCAGCTATGATTGGCAAAGGTCAAATCGGTACGGCTCACATCGGTGAGATTGATGCAGGCATAGCTAAAATCATCAACCTGGATGTGTCGAATGTCAAAGGTCTTGACGCTGAATTTATCAAAGCAAAAATCGAGAATGCATTTATTGGGTGGATGAAAGGTAAAACGATTACCGCAGTTAACGATGCAACTACCTTTGATTTAACAACTGGTGTAATAACAGTCAATAATAACCAAAGTGGGCTTGTATTCAAAGACGGCAATTCTGTAGTCGGACGAATCGGGTATGGAAAAATTACACAATTAGGTATCGGTTTAAGCAAAGGGATTGATATCTACGCAGCTAAGAATTCTACAATCGCGCTGGGTTATGAATTACCAACCGGCAAAAGATACTCGACTGCCATTCAGATAAATGGAGGAACCGGAAATGTTATCATCCCGACATCTTTGCGGTTAACAAGTGGAAAGTTGTATCCGAATTTTGATGGAGATGAATATTTGAGTATCGGAGGAGACTCTAACGGGGTGTCTATAGGCCTTGGCGGGTCATCTGTATCTATAAGTTTTACGAGTGATGACATCATATTTCAGACTAGGACTAAGATAACGTCACTATCTCAATTATTAAGCAGAGGTTAATAAAATGAATGAACAAATCCAATCAAAGTTAGCAATTGAAATTGCAAGCAAAGCTATAACTATCGCAACGCTGGAAGCTCAAAATGAGAGTTTAAAAGCGACAGTTGACCAGCAAGCGAATACAGAGCAAACTCTTACTAATCGTATCCAGGAGCTGGAAACAGCGAACGCAAATTTAAAAGAACACAATGAGTCGCTATTGAAGCGACTTGATGATATGACAATGGAGGTAGTCGAATGAGAGCGTGGAATGTGGTAGGGAAATACCCTATCTATACAGATGGTACTGTTAGCCACACAGAAATTGCCATCGCGTCAACTACGGGTGGCTACGCTACCTACACAGAAAAGGTAGTTGGCAATCACATGGATAAGCCTGAGAGCGAGCTGGTCGAACTAGCCCGTGAGGCACATTTTAAGTCTGAGTACGCAGACCGTGCCATGGCTGAGAGCGTGCAGAAGATTGATGAGCTGGAACAAGTGACGAAAGAAGCCAAATCATTCATGGCGGAATCAAAGCAGGAATTTGAAGCTATCAAGAGTCGGCAAGATGAAGCTGAAACTGAACGTAATGAGCGTTTTAGTAATCTGGAAGCAGATATGCAGGCTAAGATTGATGACGCAGTCGCTGAATTGACCATTATGTTCACAGGCTTTGCAGGTCAATTTGGAGAAGAGAAAAAAGTTGAAGAAACTCCGAAAGATACAACTCCTCATGATGTTGAGGTAGAAATTGAGGAATAGATCATGGGATTTATCAATACAATTTTGACAGGAATTAGCTTAATTAAGAAAGGACAATTTACTATGAAATTTACAAAGAAACACGTTGTTGCACAAACTTGGTACCGTCGCGTAGCGAATGGCATTGTTGACTTTGAAGAGGTTCCAAACCTTTGGAATTTACGAGAAGTCGTCAAAGAAATGCTTGATGAAACTGTCGCTGACGAAGGTAAATAATATGGTTCATGAACCAAATCTTATAATACAGATCATTAACGCTGTGACACCCATTGCCGGACCGTTTTTGACGACAATCGGTGGAATCGCAATTGCCAAGATTGGTGCAAATGCCAAAAATGAACTGACAACTATAAACGCTCGATTGACAACATTACAGAAGACGGCTGATGATAATCAGTCGTCTGTTGGTTTAGTAAAAGATGAACTAGATACGCTCAAAACTAGTAGTAGAAGTAGTCGACGTTACACTCTTTATCGTGACCTAGACAAAGCGATAGAAAGAGGCTGGACGACTTTGGAAGAACGCAGGGAGATTGCCAAGCTCTTTGAATCGTACAAAATTCTAGGAGGAAATGGAGAAATCCAAACGATGTATGAAATATATGTCACGTTACCATTGAAGGAGGTAAACTTATGAACTTACAAGAAATGATCTTGACCGCATTATCTACTTTGTCAGGTATTGTTATCATCACCATTGTAAAAATGGTCAAGGAATATCTCTTGCGCAAAGGCGGAGAGGCAGCAGTTAGAACTCTTGAAATTGTAGCAAGCCATGCTGTCCAGGCAGTTGAACAACTTACTAAAGACCCCAAAGTTGAATTACATGGAGAGCAAAAACTTGAGCTTGCAAAAGAAAAAGTTCGGGATGAGCTTACTAAATACAATTTCTATTTTACAGATGAGCAGTTGAATACTTTTATTGAGGCAGCAGTTCATGCTATGAACTCGGCCTGGAAAGGAGAATGATATGGCTCTAAACATGGAACAAGCTATCGCCTGGATGGAAGCTAGGCGAGGCAAAGTCACTTATTCTATGGACTATCGGAATGGTCCTAATAGTTATGACTGCTCAAGTTCGGTATATTTTGCTCTCATGTCCGCTGGAGCTATTTCAGCAGGATGGGCAGTAAATACTGAGTATGAGCATGATTGGCTAATCAAAAATGGCTTCAAGTTGATTTCGGAAAATGGAGTATTTGCTGCTCAACGTGGAGATATTTTTATTTGGGGAAGACGAGGTCAATCCTCAGGAGCTGGAGGCCATACTGGCATCTTTGTAGATTCTAACAATATTATTCATTGCAACTGGGCAAGAAATGGAATTACAGTTGATGGCTATTTAGCGACTGCTCGTGCTGCTGGAAATATGTATTACTACATCTATCGACCCTCCGGACAGGCTCAAGTATCCAGCTCAACTGCAGGGAAATCTATTGACCAATTGGTTCAGGAAACTCTTGCAGGGAAATATGGAAACGGAGAACAGCGTAAGGCTGCTCTTGGTCCTCAATATCAGGCTGTCATGGAGCGCATTAACGGAAAGGCTTCGGCAGTTGAAAAGAGCGACGAAGAATTGGCTAGAGAAGTTTTAGCAGGGAAGCATGGAAACGGAGAAGACCGAAAACGTTCTCTAGGTTCTCGCTATCCAGCAGTTCAAAAGAAAGTAGATGAGCTGCTAAAAAAGCCAGCTTCTCCTCAGCCAGCTCCTAAAGTTGAGACTCCGAAGGTCGAAACTCTGAAAGTTGAGCAGCCGAAAGTTGAAGTTCCTAAAACCGAGGCTCCAGTATTTGCGGAAGATGGCGACTTGAAATTCAACGGAGCAATTTTGAAGAAAGAAGTCTTGAATAAGATTCTTGCTAAATGTAAAGAGCATGATATTCTTCCAAGCTACGCCTTGACTATCCTTCATTACGAAGGATTATGGGGGACTTCGGCAGTCGGCAAGGCTGATAATAACTGGGGAGGTATGACATGGACTGGTAAAGAAGAGCGTCCAAGTGGTGTGACTGTCACCCAAGGAACAGCAAGACCAGCTAGTGAGGAAGGAAAATACATGCACTATGCCACTGTAGATGACTTCCTGACAGACTGGTTCTACCTGCTACGTTCAGGAGGTAGCTACAAGGTTTCAGGAGCCAAGACCTTTAGCGAGGCTGTCAAAGGCATGTTTAAGGTTGGTGGTGCAGTCTATGACTACGCTGCTACAGGCTATGATAATTACCTGGTAGGGATGTCAAGCCGTCTGAAAGCAATCGAGCAAGAGAACGGTTCATTGGCCAAGTATGATACTGCTACCGTCACAGATGTCGGTAGCACAGACAAGATCGAGGTCAACATTGAGGGGATTGAAATTTCTATCAATGGTGTAATCTATGAACTGACTAAAAAGCCAGTTTAAGATAAGACACAGAAAGCCCTTAGGTGTAACAACCTAGGGGCTTTTTTTTCGTGCTCAAGATAATCTCAAGATAATCTCAAAATACAGTAAAATACAGTAGTCTATTCGTTCAAAATAGCCATTTTGACAATAATGGTTGCGAGATTTGATTTCTATTTTGACAAAATGGGCAAAATGACAAAATAGGGAATTCAGGCTATCCCTGTCAATATGGTAGCTTTCGAGAAATGAAAGTGGTACAATGCTAGTAAGAAGCGTCATTGTGTAGTAGGTATGCCCCAAAGGAGACTAAAGGTATTGTTGGGGCAAAATTGGGGCATAAGTTTAAAACTTACTAATACTAACCCATGGAAATTGTTCATTTTTACTACCTATGAACACTATTAAAGTAAGATTTTCTACTATATGATACTTATAAAATTATCATCTATTAAAAGGATGCTGTAAAATAAAACAGTCTGGGGATAGACTGTTTTATCCCTCGCTTAAAAACAAAAGAGCGAGGCTAAGCATCAAAAAGCCCGTCATATCAAGCTTTCTAGCTTGTCCGACGGGCTTTTTTTCTACTATTTGTCAAGTCCATCAAGGTATTTGACGAAAAATATTTTGAGTTCAATAGTCAAAATAAGGAAATTGTTTTATTTTGGACTAAATTTTAGTGTAAAAAGTGCATACAAAACCAACACCTTATGTTGAAATTTTTTGATAAGGTGTTACAATGATATGGCATAAACAGTTTTACCGATTTTGGGTTGAAGCGTAATCGTAAAGTTTGTTATGCATAATGAGGTAATACATTGTCCGAATGAGACGATGTATGGAGGCAATCGTGTGCGGCTTCGTTGAAGTCGTTTGCGATTGTCTTTTTCGTTTCTCATAAAAGTCTGCGATATGGCAAGGATTGGTATGACTGACTGAAGCGATATTGTGGATACACTTGAACAGAATCTTTCTAGCGTAGGGATTGCCACGCTTGGTAATGTGTTCCTTAGCGAGGAAGTTACCAGATTCATAGTGTCTCAGGTCAATACCGATAAAGGCATTGATTTGGTTGGCTGACTGAAAACGGCGAATATCTCCCAGTTCACCAATAATACTTGTTGCAGTAGTCTCAGCTATTCCAGGAATAGAGAGCAGAATGTCATATTCAGGTAATGGCTGAGCTAGTTCCACCATTTCGTCTAAGACAGCTTGTCTCTGTTCATAAAGTCTTTGCATAGTAACGGACCTCTTCCAGTATTGGAGAGGTTTTCTTGACGGCACAATAAGATTGATTAGCTAGTGCTATAAGCTTTTCTGCTAAGTAAGCCACACGCTTATCAGAAATCCGTTTTGAAGTGGACAGACGGATGCTCTTTGAGAGTTCATCATTGCTTAACTCAAGCACGAAGTCCTTGCAAGGAAAAGCTATAACTAAGTTCCAGTATTGTTCGCCAGATGGTGTTGACAAGATATTTTCCAATTCAGGGAAAGTGACCTGTAAGACCTTGTGCAGGCGGTTTTTAGCTCGAACAATATCCTCGGTCAGATTCTGATAGAAACGGCTGAGATCCCG